AGCCTTATAAAGATATTTGTATTGAACTTTTTCAAAGAGGGGATGCTTACGAACTCTTAAAAAAACAAAATTTAGTACAATTTATGACAACATCTTTTATTCGTGGAGTAACTTTACGAAATGCTGTAATAATAGTTGATGAGTGTCAAAATATGTCTTTTCATGAGCTAGATTCTATTATTACTCGAATAGGAGAAGGTTGTAAAGTTATCTTCTGTGGAGACTTTAAACAGACTGACTTTACTGAAAGAAGTAGAGAAAGATCAGGATTACCAGAATTTTTAAGAGTATTAAAAGCAATGGATGAGTTTGATATGATTGATTTTACTGTAAAGGACATTGTACGCAGTAATTTTGTTAAAAAATATATTATGGCGAAAGAAGATTTAGGTCTATGAAAGCAGTTATTAGTAATAAAATCTATTTGGAAGTAGATCAGGAATATAAAGAGTTTCTTGCTAAAGAACTCACATATAAAATTCCTTCTAGAAATCCAAATGACCCGCCTTTAATTATCAAAAACATGGCTAGAGTACGGGCAGACTTAGTTACTATACCTGTAGGCAGAGTTGATTTAATACCGGAGAATTATGAAATTATTGACAAAAGGATTACTGTGCCTGTGGATTTTCCTGATTTTAGGTATGATCTACGAGAGTCACAACAAGCTGTATACAACGAGCTCGATGATAACTGTATCATCAACGCGTGGGTAAGTTGGGGTAAAACTTTCACGGGGTTGGCGATAGCAGGAAAACTAGGACAAAAGACCTTAGTTGTAGTACATACTACGGCTTTGCGTAAGCAGTGGGCGGATGAAGTAGAGAAAGTTTATGGATTCAAGCCTGGGATTATAGGAAGTGGTAATTTTGATATAAAACCTTCGATTGTAATAGGAAATACTCAAAGTCTTTATCGCAAAATACCACAAATTTCAAAAGAGTTTGGGACAATTATATTAGATGAAATGCACCATGTAAGTAGTCCAACATTTTCCAAAATTGTCGATACTAACCATGCTCGCTACAAGATTGGACTCTCTGGCACAATTGAGCGAAAAGATGGAAAGCACGTTGTTTTTCGCGACTATTTTGGAAATAAAATATTTAAACCACCAAAAGAAAACTTTATGACTCCAAGCATTGATATTGTTCGCTCGGATGTAAGGTTTTTAGATGGAAACAGAACGCCTTGGGCAAATAGAGTAACAGCTCTATCCAATAATGAAGAGTATAGACACCTGGTAGCCATGCTTTCGGCTGCATACGCCGCAAAAGGCCACAAAGTACTTGTGGTGTCAGACCGTGTGCATTTTTTACGAAGCTGCGCCGAACTTGTAGGGGAAAACTCCGTGTGTGTTACGGGTGAGGTACCGCATGAGGAAAGACAAAAGTTACTAGATGAGATTAATTATGGAAATAAAAACGTTCTTTTTGGAACTCAAGCAATTTTTAGTGAAGGCATATCAGTCAATTCCTTGTCTGTCCTTATACTCGGTACGCCCATTAATAACGAACCACTCCTCACCCAACTCGTCGGACGAGTCATACGAGAACAGGAAGGAAAACGAGACCCAATAATAGTAGATATACACTTAAAGGGTGAAACAGCAAAAAGACAAGCCTCGAATCGTATGGGATACTACATGAAACAAGGGTATAAGATACGACAGTTGTAAAAAATAGTTCTTGACTTTAACTTTAATTTTTAGTATAATATATGTTATTATTTGATTGGAGAAAAGTATTTTACGCTGCCAGCGGAGACCCCACCGAGATAATCCGGATTCTTCGTATGTTAGTGGAAAATCGCGTCCCTGAAAATAAGTTTGATAAAATATACGCGTACTCTCTAGTAGATTTTACTGGAGAGGCTTTTTTGGTTCATCCAGAAAGGTTGTTGTATGAAGGGTATAAATATACCCATAGAGAAATAGGAATCTATGTGGCTCTTGCTTCTCTACGGCCTTTGGCCGATTACTATGCATATGGAAAGGTTAATCTTAACTTACTATATGTTCCAGATAATATTAAAGAATATATTACAGACAATAGGCTACTTTCCGTAGAAGATAATGAACTTTATTTTCTATATGAAAGAAGTCCCTCAAAAAAGGAGATACATTAATGGCACTATCATTTAATCAATCAAAAGGCGGAGCACAAAAAAGCTCTATCAATACTTATGGCTATCAAGAAGGCGACAATACAGTTCGGCTTGTTGGAGACGTTTTAGCACGTTATGTATACTGGGTAGTTGGAGAGAACGACAAAAACATTCCTCTTGAGTGCTTATCCTTTGATCGTAATGAAGAGCGATTTAATAATAAAGAAAAAGATTGGGTTCGTGAGTACTATCCCGATCTAAAATGTGGATGGAGCTACGCAATGCAGTGCATTCACAATGGTGAGCTGAAGGTAATCAATCTGAAGAAGAAACTCTTTGAGCAAATTCTGACAGCAGCAGAGGACTTGGGCGATCCTACAGATGTAGAAAGCGGATGGGATGTTAAATTCAAGCGTGTTAAGACTGGGCCTCTTCCCTATAATGTAGAGTACCAACTTCAAGTATTGAAGTGCAAGCCTCGACCTCTTGATGAAGCAGAACAAGAATTAGTAGCAAATCTGAAGTCAATGGATGATGTTATGCCTCGTCCAACTCCAGATGCTCAAAAAGAACTGCTCGACCGTATTCGTGAAGGCGCACCTGCCAATAACGTAGACGAAGAAGCCCTTGAGAGTGAGTTTAATATCGGATGATTTTATTCACCGCAGACTGGCATATTAAACTGGGACAGAAAAATGTCCCAGTTTCTTGGTCTTTGAACCGTTATAAGTTGTTCTTCGAGCAAGTACACAATATTGAAAAAATGTGTAATATGCACATAATCGGAGGCGATCTTTTTGATCGTCTACCGAATATGGAAGAACTAGAGCTTTATTTTTCTTTTATTCGGAATGTAAAGATTCCTACCATTATCTATGATGGAAACCATGAAGCAACAAAGAAAAATAAAACCTTTTTTACACAACTAAAGCAAGTAAGTAGGGATATAAACCCTCTTGTACAAGTTGTAGATATATCTTATGTAGATAAAGAAATGGGATTTAGTATTCTTCCTTATGCAGAGCTGCACAAGAAAGATATATTAGATCATTTCCCAAAACAGTATCCTTTGTTTACTCATGTTCGTGGTGAAATTCCTCCCCATGTCAAGCCAGAGGTGGACTTAGACTTGTTAGAAGATTTTCCGGTTGTCTTTGCAGGCGACCTACACGCACATAGTAACACTCAAAGAAATATTGTATACCCAGGAAGTCCAATGACTACTTCATTTCATAGAACTGAGGTTAGTACAGGTTATCTTCTTATTAACGAAGAGGACTGGTCTTGGATTTGGGAACCGTTCGATCTTCCACAGTTGATACGAAAAACTGTAACAACAAAAGAAGATATGGTTTCTACAGACTATCATCATACTATATATGAAATAGAAGGGGATATGCAAGACTTGGCAGACGTAGAAAACTCTGAGCTACTAGACAAGAAAGTAGTAAAAAGAAGTTCTGAAGCCGCACTAGTAATAAATAAAGAGATGACTATTCAGGAAGAATTAGTAGAATATCTACAATATATTCTTGAGATAGAAGAAAAGAAAATACCGGATATACTAGGAACTTTTAATGATTACGCTCAAAAAGTTGCAATGGAGTAACTGTTTTAGCTACGGCCCAAATAATGAGCTTGACTTAGACGCAAATACAGTTACTCAAATTATCGGAACAAATGGAATGGGTAAATCTTCTATTCCTCTAATAATAGAAGAAGCTCTTTACAATAAAAACTCAAAAGGCATAAAGAAAGCAGACATACCAAATAGGTATATAAACAATGGGTATGATATTTGTTTATCCTTTACACGAGACACCGATGAGTATGTTATTACTATTAACAGAAAGTCGAATATAAAAGTTAAATTAGAGAAGAATGGAGAAGATATTTCTAGTCATACAGCTACAAATACTTATAAAACCATTCAAGAAATTATAGGAATTGACTTTAAAACTTTTTCGCAGCTTGTGTACCAAAACACAAATGCAAGTTTACAGTTCCTTACAGCTACAGACACAAATCGTAAAAAGTTTCTTATCGAGCTTCTTTCTCTTGAGAAGTACGTGGAGCTTTTTGACCTTTTTAAAGATGCAGCGAGAGAAATAGCATTGGAAACAGCCTCAGTTCAATCCA